AGGCTGAAGGGCTGGAGATACGGGAGAAGAGGCAATGACCGACGAAGAAATCGAGAAGCTGGCGCGGGCCATGTGCGAGGCCGACGGAGTTAACCCCGAAGCCAATGCATCAGGCGGCCCCAACGAATTCGCAGAGAGGCGGAGCGAGTGGAACGGCTACGCTGTCGGTTGCTTTGGCCCAGCGTGGCACCAGTACCGACGGCAAGCGCGCCTGTTCCTTGCAGCCCACGCAGCACTAAAGGAAAGCAAATGACCCTGCGCCAATTCCTGCACGATAATTTCGGCTGGGATATTTACGACTGGGCCGACGATGAAATTAGATTTTAAGGAGCAAGAAAGATGGCGGGTGATTTAGCTGAACGCCTCGAAGAAATCCACGCGGAGGCGATAAAGGATATACGGGGTAAGCTCGTGAACACTACGAACCACGATCTTGAAATTCTGACCGAGGGTAACTGGGGCGGAATGCTGAAATATGTAGCCGAGCAAATCTTGGCAGAGCGCAAAGCAAGGGAGCAAAGCAAATGAACGACAACACCAAGCCACGCTGGACAGTAACGCTGACCTATTACTACGGAGATGGGCCACGCAGCACCACGATCAACGTCGAGGAACTTTTCGAACTTCAAGACATAGTGGAATGTGGGCCTAGCTTCTACACCATCGAGAGCATCGAGATTAAACCAAATGACCGCTGCCCCAAGATGACCGTGGAAGAGGCGATGGGTAAATGACTGAGACAAAGCAAGATGCAATCATGCGTATCGGTAAGCTGCTGGACGGAAGCATAACCCTGACGGGCAAAGACGTTGGTGGAAACGGGCGATTTACCCAAGGGTCTTATGACCCAGCAGCCGAAGAACGCGCCGCAATTGTAGCTTACTTGCAGACTAATCCCGACCCTATCGTTCGTAATTGGATAAGCGCACAAATTGAAGCTGGCGAACATTTGAAGGAGCAAAGCAAATGACTGAGCAAACACCACCAGACTGGGTGCTGCGCGAAGCTGCGAAGCGGTGCGGATGGTTCGAGGGCCTAGAACTTACCTATATACAACATTATTATACGAAAGACCGGACCTACGGCGCACTTTGCGATATGATTTTGAAGTACGAAGAGCCACCAGTTGACCGTAAGATGTTGTGTGCGCGGGAGGCTGTAACCAGCGCCGACATGAGCGAACTGGATTGGGACGAGATAACTGTTAGCGCAGCCTGTCTTCGCGCCATCCACCTATATGAAGGGGGCTTTGGGCAGTGAGCGGCGCACTAAATAAGGAAGAATGGCTGGCCGCCTGTGCCGACCTCGCCAAGACATACGAGCATGGTTGGGAAGAGGCCGACAAACTGGTTCGTTACGGCGCAGAACAAGAGCGCACACGTATCATCGACCTCATCAACGGGCGCATGGGTATCCACAACGAATTTATTAATGACTGCGTGAAGCATGATGTCAGGGTATCGGACTCCTTCTTTATTGCACTGACTGAACTGCGTTCGCTGTTGCGGGAAATAGAGAAATGAACATCCTGACCATCGACTTCGAGACCTACTACGACCGCGCTTTCTCGCTCTCTAAGATGACGACCGAGGAGTATATCCGCCACGAACTATTCGAGACTATCGGCGTATCAGTAAAGGTGAACGACGAAGAGGCGCAATGGTTCAGCGGGACAAAGAAGAAAACCAGTGAATGGCTCGACCAGTTTGACTGGGACAACGCCATTGCTGTGGCGCACAATGCCATGTTCGATATGGCTATCCTCAACTGGCACTTTGACATCCGACCCAAGCGGATTGCTGACACGCTCTCCATGCTGCGCGCTATCGACGGACCTGATGCTGGCAATAGCTTAGCCAAAGCTGCCGAGCGATATGGGTTGGGTAAGAAGGGTGATGAGGTTATCAATGCGCTGGGTAAGCGGCGTCTGGACTTCTCAACAGAAGAACTGGCGCGTTACGCTGGGTATTGTATCAACGATACCGACCTGACCTACGACCTGTTCCAACGTATCGCTGTGGGCTTCCCGCAAGTGGAGTTTCGCCTGATCGACCTGACGATCCGGATGTTTACGGAGCCGACACTAAGCTTAGACGAAGAAGTCCTCACAAACCACCTGTCTAATGTGAAGAGTGCCAAGGAAGCGCTCATGTCCAAGCTGAACTACGACAAGGCGGACTTGATGAGCAACCCCAAGCTGGCAGAACTGCTGGAATTTCATGGGGTTATCCCGCCGACCAAGATTAGTCCGGCTACAGGCAAGGAGACCCATGCGTTTGCCAAGAACGATGAGGCTTTCAAAGAATTGCTGGAGCATGAGAACCCACAGGTGCAAGCCATCGTGGCAGCGAGGCTGGGCGTTAAGTCTACGCTAGAAGAAACCCGCACCGAGCGGTTCATCAAGATTGCGGAGCGCGGCACGTTGCCTGTGCCCCTGCGCTACTACGCTGCACATACTGGGCGCTGGGGAGGGGACGACAAGGTTAACCTCCAGAACCTACCGCGCAAGTCACCGCTGAAGAAGGCAATGAAGCCACCAGAAGGTTATGTGTTCATCGACTGTGACTCTTCGCAGATCGAAGCGCGGACCTTGGCGTGGCTGGCGGGACAGAATGACTTGGTGGATGCGTTCGATCAAGGCGAGGACGTCTATAAAATCATGGCATCCAGCATCTACGGCGTGCCTGTCGAAGAGGTGACGGACCCGCAGCGGTTCGTAGGTAAGACAACAATCCTCGGTGCAGGCTATGGCATGGGGCCAGCCAAGTTTCAGGCGCAGTTAAAGACCTTCGGCGTCACGATGGACCTTGAGGAGTGCAAGCGCATTATCCGAGTGTATCGCGAGACCTACCCCATGATACCCAAGCTGTGGCGTCAGGCAGGAGATGCACTGGAAGCTATGGCTAATAACCAGACAGCACCCATAGGATTGTCCGGTGTCCTCGAAGTGTGCGGTGCAGACGGTATCAAGCTGCCCAATGGGCTGAGCATTAAGTATCCCAACATGCGCTACATCATGCGCGAGGGTAAGTCCGAGATGGTCTACGACCAGAAGAAGGGCCGCGCAGTTATACCGACCCGCATCTATGGCGGGAAGGCTGTTGAGAATATCTGCCAAGCCTTGGCGCGTATCGTGATTGGTGAGCAGATGCTGATGGTCGCACGCAAGTTGCGCGTGGTGATGACGGTGCATGACGCAGTAGGAGCAATAGCTCCTGTGGAGCAGGCGGATGAGGCGCGGCGGTTCGTCGAGGACTGTATGCGTATCCGCCCAAAGTGGGCAACGCTGCTGCCGTTAAACTGTGAGAGCAAGATGGGAGCAAGTTATGGAGGTTAAGAAGAAAATCGTTCTGCGACAGAGCGAAATCCAGATGTGTAAACTGCTGGCAACGGCAGGTCTGGACGAAGATCAAGCCAAGGCAGAAGCCGAAGGTATTCCGTTCGACTATGAAGCCGAAAAGGCCAAGCGTGAGCATGAGTTTATTATGCTTTACGCCGCTGAGAAGAAGAAAGAGCGTGACTGGGAAGAGACACGGGACAAGGCGTTTCATAGAGTTATATCTACGTTGGTCGGGTGTGACAGGCTGTATAACTATATCCGTGAACATGTGCCGGACTTGAAAGCTCTACGGGAGCTAGACCCAGTAGAGGTCCTCAAGACGCACGGCTATGGTAAGAAGACGGTGGAGGAATTGAAAACCCTACAAGGGCGCTTCATCCAGCATAGGAATATATTGCCCCGGTTGAACAAGGCTATCCAAGCTGAGCGCAGCCTTCAGAAATTCACGGACGAACACAACGACATGGTTCAAGTTTATAAGGCGTTACAAAGAAACGCTAAGCATACGAAGCAAGACCTAGACCAGACGTGGAAATACCATGCAGGATGATCCAGACTGGTGGCCTAAGCCGTGGGTTTACAACGACTGGCTCCAAGAAATGCTGCGCAAAGACAAAGAGTGGCAGAACAAACGCCGCGCAGAGGCGGAGCAGCGGCGCATGGAACGGATTAATTCTAAGTTCAAAAGCCTAGCGCCTGCTCCACCGTCACGCGATCCAGTGGTGCGAGAAGCACGGCTGGAGGAGTTTAAGGACAACCCGAAGCTACGCAAATGGGCTGTATGGAAGCAATACCGAGCCGGAGGGACCACGTTAAATAAGGTTGGTGAAGACTTCGGGGTCGGGGTGGAGCGGACACGGCAGATGGTTCACAAATGTGAGCGAATACTACGCACCGCTTTGAACCGAGATATCCTTACCTACCCAACGACTGATGAGGTGCGAGAAGCAACGCTAGGTGTTGAGTTTGTATTCCGCAACGACCTGACATTCAATGTGGTGGATGGCGACCAGAAGGGATGGGAACAGCTTGAACTCACCATCCATGGCAGCAGTGCATACAGAAACCCTGTGGGGTGGTGGAAACCAGAGTGGGGACACCAAGATACCTCACCGGCTAAACCTAAACCGGCATATACATACTACAAAACCATTATCGAGGAGGAGCAAACGGAATGAAGATTACCAACTACGGCACTAACTTTGCCGACTACGAGATCGACGAAAACTGCCATCTATATAAGGTGGAGGTCTTTGACCGTGCGGAGGACGACACGCATGGAACCCATACTACGGTGACAGGGGAGCTTGTTACCCAAGACAGGGACATGAGCGGCAACCCATCCAGCAGGCGCACAGGCGTAGCCCTGCACTTCTGGAGCGAGGTGAACGCAGCGCCCGAAGATAAGTTCGTCATGTGCATTTTTCAGCACAAGGGCGGCGAGTTCATCCAGTTCAAGACACTAACAGAATACGAAGGGAAGGCCGCATGAGCGAGTATCAATTTACAAAAGACTGGTTCAACTGGGCACCAGAGGTCTGGACGCAGCTTATTCCGTTGCTACCTGCGCGACAGCGTTTCCTAGAGATAGGTTCCTTTGAAGGCCGCAGCACTGTCTGGATTGTCGAGAACATGTTAGACGATGGTGGTTATATTGACTGCATTGATACATGGAAGGGTGGCGAAGAGCACAGCGCCGAAGACATGGCAGCGGTCGAAGCGCGGTTCGATCATAACTTAGATATCGCCAAAGAGCGGTCAGGTATATTTGATGGTGACACCGCTAAGAAGATTTTTAAATTTAAAGGTCCAGCCACCGCGATACTGGGTGCTGCCTTATGCCAGCGCGATTGTTTTGCGGACATGGTGGAAGATGAAGCGGCGCTACCCAAACCGATGTACGACTTCATCTACATCGACGGGAGCCACATCGCCAAGGATGTGCTGACTGACGCCTGTATGGCTTGGCCATTGCTCAAGCCCAAGGGGATGATGGTGTTTGACGATTACATGTGGGGCAACCCGCGTGATATCTTGCACCGTCCCAAACCCGCCATCGACGCCTTCTGCAATATCTTCGCAGAGGAGGCAGAGATCGTTCACGTTGGATACCAACTAGTAGTACGCAAGAAGGGAGAGTGATTATGTTTGATGCAGTAAGTTTCACCGTTGGTATCTTCAGCGGTGGGTTCCTTGGTGCCATTGGCGCTATCGTTGTAAAGTCGGTCCGCATTGACCAGCTTGAAACTGACGTCTTCATCCGCGACACACTGCTCGACGCTGCACAGAAAAAACTACGCATATTAACAGAACGCGACTCCAAGGGTCGCTTCACAGGGGGTAAGTAGTGCCAATAGTGAGACGGTCTACGATGGTATGGACACCTGAAAAGGACGCAGAGTTGTTGGCATATTATGAGCATGGCTTGAGACCAGCATATATGGCGGAACGAATGGGGCTTACGGTTGCTTCCGTGGAAGGCCGCTACAGAAAACTTAAAAAGAAAGTGAAAACAAATGACTGAAGAAACTAAACGCCCAAGCCTGATGATTGCCACCCCTATGTATGGCGGCATGTGCACAGGACACTACGTACAAGGTCTTCTTATGACCATGAACAAGATGCGCGAGATTGGCGTCAACGTAGCATGGTGCCATATTATGAACGAGAGCCTCATCACACGTGCACGTAACGATTTAGCACGGGTGTTTCTTGAGAGTGACCATGACTACCTGATGTTCATCGACGCTGACATTGGCTTTGACCAAGAGGCTATCGCGCACCTCATGCTGGCCGACAAGGACATTGCATGCGGTATCTACCCTAAGAAGGAAGTGAACTGGGATAGCGTCAACCGCGCTGCCGTTGAAGGTAAGACGAACCTTGCGGACTATGCCGGAGCCTTTGTGTTTAATATGATAGGTGGAGAACATGCAGAGTCAGACGAGACAGGTTGCATCGAAGTCCGCCATGGCGGCACAGGCTTCATGCTCATCAAGCGGGGGGTATTCGAGGAGTTGATACCACACGTGCCAACATATCGCACATCGTCGATGAAAGACCCAGAGACAGGCGAGTATGTTAAGCCGTTAACCCATGAGTTTTTCGCCACCAGCATAGACGATACCGGCGCACTGCTGAGCGAAGATTACCATTTTTGTGAACTGTGGCGCAAACACGGTGGCAAAATACACGCCCACCCGTTCATCAAGCTACACCATGTAGGCACGTATGTGTTTGGTGGTGACATCCTGCAAAGCGGTGGCAATCTTAAATAAGGAGCAAACGATATGAAGAAAACTAAAGCATCTGCGGTTATGGGACTGCTAAAGAAGGGTTACAGCGTCAAGGAAATCAAAGAGCGCATAGCGGTCAGTGACAGCTATATCTGGGCAGTTAAGAAGCAGATGGCGGCGGGGGTAGAAGCCGAGGTGGAGACACCGAAACCCGGCGAGTTTATCCAAGCTGATACTAATGTAGATGCAATACTTGACGCTCGGGGTTCCCGTTATGGGAACTTCCTCGACCATGCGCGGATCACCCAGCGACTTAAGGAAGTGGCTCACGGCTTCGCTGCGCATCACGGCAAGTCTTTCGATGTCGATCAGGCCGAGGCGCTGGACATGATCTTCCATAAGATCGGGCGCATCTTAAATGGTGACCCGAACTACGCTGATAGCTGGATTGACATTGCTGGCTATGCTAAGCTGGTGGCTGATCGTTTAGAAGGAAAAGTACGATAGCATGACAGCATGGTCCTATAGCAGCATCAAGACCTTCGACCAGTGTCCGAAGAAATACTTCCACCTCAAGGTTGTGAAGGACGTCAAGGATGATCCCGGCGAGGCCGCTGTCTATGGGACCGCTGTTCATGAGGCGGCAGAGTTGTTCGTTAAGGACGGCACACCCATCCCTAATAAGTTTGCTTTCATGCGCCCCATCGTGGAGCCATTGGCGACTAAGCAGGGCGTGAAGCACACCGAACTGAAGGTAGGTGTCAAGAAGACGGATGCTGGCTTCGAACCCTGCGGCTTCTTCGACAAGGACGTATGGTACAGGGGGATCGTGGACTTACTGATTGTGGACGACACCAAGGGTTGGATGATCGACTACAAGACAGGCAAGAACGCCAAGTACGCAGACATGAAGCAGCTAGACCTGATGGCAGGCGCGCTCTTTATCAAGCACCCTGAGTTGGAAACCATCAAGTCTGCTTTGGCATATGTGGTTAGCCAAGAGTTTCCGAATAAGACGCACACACGTGATAAGCTGGATGCGTATATGTCGGTGTTCGACGACCAGCTAGATCAGTTGGACGCAGCCATAGAAAATGGTGTATGGAACGCCAAGACAAGCCCGTTGTGTGGGTGGTGCCCCGTCACCTCCTGCGAGCACTGGAAACCCCGGAGGAAGTGATGGCACGAGATTACCGCGCTGAATACGATAAGTACCAAGGTACCGAGCAGCAAAAGAAGAATCGAGCGCAGCGCAATGCAGCCCGTGCCAAGCTGGTGAAAGCTGGTAAAGCCAAGAAGGGTGACGGCAAAGACGCTGGCCATGTGAAAGCCATTGATAAGGGTGGCTCAATCAAGGACGGTCTTCGGCTCGTCAGCAAATCTACCAACCGCTCGTTCAAGCGGGACAGCAAGGGCAACCTCGTGAGTGAGACAAGCAAGCGCGAACGCAAAAAATAAACACCAAGGAGCAAACTGGTGCAAATCGTTGAAAACAAAGCCCTTCTCCTGAAGGTGCCCGACCCGTCTGTGGTCACGGATAACATCCATAAGAGCGCCGAGGTCAAGGAAGGCGTGCTTGTCAAATGGGGACAGGCCGAGAGTGAAATCCTAGCGCAGCTTGGCTTCGCAGATACCCCCTCGCCCATGCTCAAGTCCTACCAGTGGACGGGTAAGTTCGAGCCGTTCAAACACCAGAAGACCACAGCGTCCTTTCTCTCCATCCGCAAGCGGGCGTTCTGTTTCAACGAGCAGGGCACAGGTAAAACAGCCAGTGTTATCTGGGCAGCCGACTACCTCATGAACCGTGGCTTGGTGAAGCGCGTGCTGGTGCTATGTCCGCTCTCGATCATGAAGTCAGCGTGGCAGCAAGACCTATTCAAGTTCGCCATGCACCGTTCGTGCAGCGTGGCGCATGGTGCCGCCAAGCAGCGGGAGAAGATTATCAACGCTGGGGCTGAGTTCGTCATCCTTAACTTTGACGGACTGGCTGTGGTCAAGGATGCTATCGCCAAGGGTGGCTTCGACCTGATCGTAATTGACGAGGCCAACGCCTACAAGAACCCCACGACCAACCGCTGGAAGATATTAAACCGCTTGGTGCGCGACACTGACCCACGCTTATGGATGCTGACAGGTACGCCAGCGGCGCAGTCTCCGGTGGATGCTTATGGTCTGGCTCGCATGATGGACCTGCCGGGATGCCCCAAATATTATGGCGTCTTCCGTGACAGCGTGATGCGCAAAGTGACCCAGTTTAAATGGACGCCCAAGAGCAACGCACAGGCAATCGTCCATAATGTGTTGCAGCCAGCCATCCGGTTCGAGAAGAAGGATTGCTTGGACCTGCCGCTTGTAACGCACATCGAGCGCGAAGCACCCCTCACCCCGCAGCAGCGCAAATATTATAATGAGCTTAAGAACCAGTTGCTGTTCGAAGCCAGTGGCGAAGAGGTCAGCGCAATCAATGCTGCGACCAAGCTCAACAAGCTGCTCCAGATCAGCGGAGGTGCGGTCTATACGGATACTGGTGAGGTATTGGAGTTCGACGTGTCCAACCGCCTGAACGTGGTGTTGGAAGTCATCGAGGAAGCCAGCCATAAGGTGCTGGTCTTTATCCCCTTCACCCACACCATCGAGCTTCTACGCGCCCGTCTGGAGAAGGAAGGCATCACGTGCGATGTCATCAACGGTAAGGTGCCAGTCAACAAGCGCAGCGATATCGTCGATAAGTTCCAGAGGGAACCGAACCCGCGTGTCCTGCTCATCCAACCAAAGGCAGCAAGCCATGGTCTGACCCTGACGGCAGCCGACACCATCATCTGGTACGCACCCACAACGAGCGTGGAAACTTACCTACAGGCAAATGCCCGTATCGACCGCGCAGGGCAGAAGAACGCCATGACCGTGGTGCATATCAAGGGCAGCCCAGTGGAAGAGCGGTTGTACGGCATGTTGCGGGGCAACATCGACAATCACCAGAAAATTATCGACTTATACAAACAAGAACTTGACACTGTATAGTCATGCCCGTAAGCACGGGAAATAACGAAGGAGCAAACCATGACTGATAAACTACCCGTAGAGAAGCTTGTCGCTGCGTACCGCAAAATCCGTGCGGCCATCGCAGAAGAGGAAGAAGTGTTCGAAGCTAAGGTCGCAGACCTTAAGGAGAAGCTGGAGCTTATATCCAGAGAGCTTCTGGATTTCTGCAACGACCAGAATGTTGACAGCATCCGCACGCCTGCTGGCACCCTATCAAGGCGCATCCAGTCCCGCTACTGGACGACCGACTGGGAGCAGATGTATAAATTTATCGAAGAGCATAACGTGCCGTTTCTGCTTGAGAAGCGCCTGCACAATGGTAACATCAAGCAGTTCATGGAGGATAATCCGGGCATCCTCCCAGTCGGCCTACAGGTCGATAACAAGTACGTAGTCCATGTTCGGAAACCAACCGAGAAGTAAGGAGCAAGCTATGGATGACGAAGACAGATTACTCCGTGAAGATGATTTCCGCGACAACGCGCTGCATAAAGCGTTATTAATGGCCCAAATCCTTGGACCTACCAAAGACCAGACAAGGCCCAGCGCCGAAGCCGTTGTTGAAATCGCCCAGACATTTTACACATTCCTTAAAGGAGAAACTAAGTGAACGAGATAACTATTTTTGACCAGCCGACTGAGGGTGGTTTTGTCCGGCGTGAGTCGGGCCGTCTGGACCGTATGGGTGGTGGGATAACCTCACGCCGTATTAAGATCAGCAACGGACGCGTCTTCAAGCGCGTTGTCAACGGCGAAGAGATTGGTAAGGCTGTCGATAAGCAGCTTGATGTCATCATCGTCGATTGGCTTCTTGACCCAAGCCGTAAGTTTTATGCCGGTGCCTACGATAAAAACGCCAAGGCGACGCTACCCGATTGCTGGTCGAACGACGGTATTAATCCGGAAAGCTCAGCCAAAGCTCGGCAGGCCAAGTCCTGCATGGAATGCCCCAAGAACGTGAAGGGTTCCGGCTCTAACGGTCAGGGTAAGGCTTGTCGCTATGAGCGTCGTCTGGCTGTCCTCGTCGCTGGTGATTCATCCGGTGATGTTTACCAGATCACGGTCCCCGGCGGGTCTCTGTTTAGCAATAACATCGGCAACCTTTATGGGTTTGAAGGCTATAAGAAATTCCTGATGGCTAATAATGCAGCCCCCGACACGGTTGTAACTAGCCTTATCTATGACCTCGAAACCGACACGGCCAAGTTGTGGTTCAAGGCAGCGAGCTATTTGAACCCGCAGCAAGCTGCTGCTGTGGACGTTGCGCAGAAGGACCCTGTTACAGATCGTTATCTTAAGCTGACGGCTGCGGCAGTAGATGGAGCCAAGGCTATTGCTGCTCCGGAACCTGTGGCTGCTATTGCACCGGCCACTGCGTCGGTTAATCCGTTTGGTGACGATGACGATGCTGATGAGGAAGAAGCTCCCGTAAAGCGCACTGCCAAGAAAGAAACTCCTGCTGCTCCCAAGGCTGAACTGAACGAAGTTCTTGGTGACTGGCTCGATGATGATGAGGGTTAAATGATGCAAGGTTACACCATCCGTGTAGCCGAGGCGACTAACAACGCTGACGGTAGCCTCGTGGGAGTCCAGCTTGGACGTTTATGTATCAAGCACGACATCTCGGTGTCGCAAGTGGCTCGTGACCTCGGGGTTACCCGTCAGACGATTTATAGTTGGTTTAGTGGAAGGTCCGAGCCGCAGGCGTATTACGCTACGTCTGTGCGCCGGATGCTCGAAGAGCTTACACAAGCCAACACCTGACCCTCGGTACAATTACAAATTATTAGCGAGCGCTGCTCGCAACGGAGAAGATTTCGATGGAGAACGTAGACCTCCTTGACTTTGTACAGCCAGCCACTGGTTGGTTTGCTGTACTTGGTATTAAGGGGCCACGTGACGTCCGACAGGAGCTAGTTTCCACACGAAGGGAAGTTGATGCACTGGCAGAGCAATATGTCGCAGAGGGCCGCAATGTCTTCTTCGGGGTAGCCAAGTACGCAACGGGGGATAACCGCACCAAGGAAAATGTCAGAGCGCTTAAAGCTTTCTGGTTGGACATTGACTGCGGGGAAGCCAAGGCACAGGTCAATCCGGAGACGGGTAGGCCAGATGGGTATATCAATCAGGCTGCTGGTTTACGGGCACTTAAAGAGTTTTGTTCTGTCGTTGGGTTACCAAAGCCCACGCTGGTCAACTCAGGCGGTGGGCTGCATGTTTACTGGCCGTTGGAAGAAGAGATCACACGGGCCGAATGGGAGCCTGTAGCTGAGCGCTTCAAGGATATATGCCGCACCCAGAACTTCTATGTGGATGACAAGGTGTTTGAGGTAGCGCGCATATTGCGCATACCGGGCACTTATAACTTCAAGGAGGAAACGCCACGGCCCGTAAGCATAATAGCGGCTGGTAAGACAACAACACTGGATGACTTCCGGCGCATACTTGGTGTGGTGGATAAGCCCAAGCGGTCTATCTTCGACGACAATTATGAAGCCAGTCCTCGCGAACTCGCGATGTATAACGGCATTGGCTACAGCTTCAAACGTATCATGCAGCGCACAGCCAAGGGGGACGGCTGTAACCAGCTTCTGCACGCCTATAAGAACCGGACCACCATCGGTTACTACGAGTGGTTCTATGCGTTGTCCGTGGCTGCAATGTGTGAGGATGCTGACAAGGCAGTCCACATGATGTCGGATGGCTACCCAGACTATGACCCAGAGACGGTCGAGAGCAAGGTAGCTACCATCCGGAAGGCGACTAGCTGTGCCAAGTTCAAGAGTGTCAACCCAGAGTTGTGTGAAGGGTGTCCGCACTTTGGTAAGATCATGGGGCCAAAGGA